TACGTTTAGCCACAGCCATACCAAGAGTGGCCAAATCTTCAACACAACGGCGATATATAGATTCATTAAAATTGTTCCACTTGAGAGTCAGTTCAGTAGCAATCTGTGCAGATATCTCAGCGTCCGTTTTAATATTTGTATCAATAAATATTTCTGTTTCCTCTGGTGTTTCCGGTAGTTGATCGGGATCTATTGAAACATTTAAACCAAGGGCTTTGGCCTCTTCTATTATGTTACGGTTTTCAATACGTAAAATAGTAGCGGCTTTCTTTTTATCTTTTTCTGATCTGGAAAGAGGATCAATTGCCTGTATCTGAGGATAAGGTTCTTTAGATAATATTTTGTTTACAACAATCTTAACAAACTTTGGTACAATTGGAACAGGAGTGTAGTCAAGAGTTAATAGTGTTCCGTCTCCATTATTAGGGTCAAGAGAATTTAGAATCTGTCTGTATATAGACGTGTCTTGAGTTCCCTGGGCATAGTCTCTACAGCGTTCCATTTCTGCATTTCTTCTACCGTATAATGAATTTTGATAGTCACTCCCAACCCATTGAGCGAACATGGCCTTTGCATATTGCAGACCATAAGGCATAGACATCTTTTCCTCTGTGCCTGCCAAAGCATCTGGAAAGGAAGACTGTCCTGATTTATATTGGTTATCCATACTTGAGATTGCTACTTATGCAAATATACTTCTTATTATTTTCGTATAATTATCTGACCCTTCCTGAAGAATTGCTTCTTTTCGAAATCAGTTTTTACTTTAACGGGCTTATGTCCTTGAGCAGCAAGCAGTGCCAATCCACTTGATATCGAAAGATCATATTTAGTTCTGTCATCTATCTTAAAATTAACCCAGTCTTCAAGGGTTCTTTCAAAATACATTTTTCCAAATGCAAGTGTGTCCTCATTGAGTCCAACGTGATCATGGATATAGGCTTCGATCGCTTGAGCGTGAGCCTGTATGACATCTTTTGAATTCGATGGTATACCCTTTGTTTTAGTTTTAGTGCTTTGGAATTTAGAGCCTAAGTGTTCTGGTCTTTCCATTAAGAAGTGGTCGTAACCCCTTGTCTCAAAGTACCTTGCGATACCGTACTTATTGTTTTCAATTAACACAGGGTATCCATAAAACTTAGCAGCCATCAATACATCCTCATAAAATATTTTAGCAAGAGGAGGTCGCGAAGCATATTCAGCAACAAACATATTCGATGGGTGACCCATGTTGAATTTATTATAGAAGTGACAGGCGCCCTTTGATCCTCTGCCATCTACTGTTGCATCGATGTCATAACTATCCACACCGGCACATCCAAGCCAAGCGTTGTCGGGTTTGGTTTTGTTTCTCAAATCAGAAGGAGGCATCCATGCTACACGCCATCTTCCATTTGGATCAGGCTTAAACATAACTTCTGTGTCCTGCTTGCCGCCAGACCAAACAAAGTTTCCTACTACAATTGGAGAAGGATATAGATCATCATTGTATTCTATCTGTTCGTAAATCTTTTGCACATTAAACAGAGAGGCTTTGGCGCTGTCTCTAAATGCCTCTGCTTCAGTGAACGGGAACTGTCGTATTACCTCGTTGAGTTCATAAGAATCGTTTACCAGTGCTTTGCGTTCGTTCTTTAAGTAAGTCTTTGCTCCTATAGATATAGGCTCCTCAAACTCCGTGTAAACGGTTTTCTCTGGATCTTCGACCACTGGCATCCCATACTTATTGAAGAAGCCCTCAAGCGCATCGTAAGACGGTATAAAGACAGAGTACAGTCCGCTACGTGTACGCCCATTGTCATTTCTTTCCCTTGGATCACTTGCACCATAGAGATCTCTAAATTGTTTACCGCCTCTGTCCAGTGGATTAACGGTGCTACCAACAAGAGCCTTCCCTACTATTCTGCGACCAACTAACAAACAAGTGCGCTGTATCCTCCAGGCTTCTCTTATGTCGTTCCCCTTTTCCCACTTACCCGCTTCATCCAGATACAGCATATGGAGTTTCTCACCATCATATGCATTGGTTGTAGTGTTCTTCCAGTTTACAATTGTGTTGAGTGCTTCACCAGAAGAAGATGTCTTGTTTTTCTTTGTGATTCTTTTTGATGGCTCACGAAATGCAAGTTCCATACGGGGATTGGTAGTACCGTCTTGTATAGGTTTAAAGAAAAAAGGTAGCGACTTATACATAGGCACCACCTTCTTCATGAATATATTTTCTTGAGCATCTGTTCCTGTCTTCGACATGATGCCCAATAGTTTTTCTTTTACTTGAGTACCTTCATTGACAAGTATAGATGCGGACATATTTGTGTATCCAGAACGACGACACTTCACATAGATCTGTCCAACACATCTTGGATCCCTTATGCACGCTTCAAGATGTATGAATAGTTTCCTTTGAAAGTCGAGGAACGATGGGTATCCAATGTCAATCTTACACCACTGTAAGAAAAAGTAATGGTTTCCCGTGATATAGGTAGGTACCCCGTTGTTGTAAAACCATACTCCATCTCTACGTCTTTTAAATTCTTGACTTATATAGGGTGTGAATCTTTTCCTAAATGACTCTGGCATTCCCAGCCATTCTTCCATCGACCGGATCTTTTTGAGATCATCAGGAAGTTTCTCTCTCACCCATCTTTGATCTTCCTTTTTTAAATTATTAAAAAGTATATCTTTCTTGGCTGGCTGCTTTGGGAACTGTATGGGTAAGTCAAAGTATAGCCTGACGTCTCCGGAAGTTTTGTCAGGGCAGATATTTATTACAATCTCATCTTCTATTTCTACAAGTCCCGCCATTGTTTAATAATCCCAGTAGATGAAGACTTGATTACTTTGAGAATTTTTCTGCGAATCCTCCTGAATAGTCTTGCTCTTCTTTAATTTGCCCACTTTCTTTAAGTGTCTTAATGAGTTGTTCAAGTCTTTCTCTTTCAACAATAAGTTCTTTAGCGTCAACAGCAGTAATTTTAATTGACTGAAGTTCGGCCTTCCTTTGAGATCCGCTAAGTTCCTGATCTACAGGCTTTTGTATTTCAGCAATCATGTTGTCAATTGCGATATCCATCGCTGCAACTAATCTTTGCGCTGTAACTATGTTATGCTTCTGCTTCGATGACTTTGCCATGTATGTGTTTTAAGTATACCCTAAACATTGTTTCACCATCAACCTCCATTCGATAGTCAGAATTCTTTCGAATAATAACTTTATCGCCGGGTACCAATCCAGTTTCTTCTAATCTATCAGAACCGTACTTGATATATCCATATTGGTTATACTCATGTTTTTCTTCTAATAGATGCAGTGTGTCACTTTTTAATTCTTGCTCTTCTTCTGCTGGTATCAAGAATATCCATTCTCCCAGTAACTTAACCTCACCAGTTTTTTTACTCTTGTGTGCATATGCTTGACAAGACAAGGGGTCATAGCCTCCGTCGTAATAAACTATATATACATCGTTGTTTGGATCAAGCCACTGGCCTCTTTTTGCAGACTCTTCTAATTGATCAGCACCATCCTGAAGAACCAAATGATTACCGCCCAATATTACATGATGATGAAAGTACATTGTGTCTCCGATCTCTACCCCTGTGTCATATTTTTCTGGAACACCAACAACCTCTCCTTCCATGGTACGGTGTTTGAACTCATCCCACTTGGTGTCAATGTAAATTTCCTCTCCGTTAAGAGTTACAGTCTCCTGGGTTACATTAGGAACCCTTACAAGAAAATGTTTTAAAGGTCTCATATTAGTTCTGGAGCCTCAAACTTTAATTCTGTTGTAGGTACTTCATCCCAAAGGTTTATCGCAATAGCAGATCTTGTTCCTTTGGTTACAGTTGTAACTCTGTGATGAGTGTTACCTGCGTCAAATATGATTAATCTGTTGTGTTTCGCTTGAATTCTTTCAGGCTCCTTGTCGGGACCATTGGAAAATATCTCAAGATAACCGCCTTCTATATCCATCTCAACAGGATAGAACACTGTTCCTATAATAGGGGCCTTTACTATACCTTGTGATTTCCAAAGGGCTTCATCTTTATCTAAGTGCATGTTTAGGTTGGAAACCCCTTTACCTTCACCGTATTGTCCGGTCCAGTACTCAAACCCATCTAAAGATACAGAGCCATACGGAGAATAGTCTCTCCATATATAACAGATTAGTCTTTTCTTTAATGTATCGTCTGGTGAGTTCCACCATCCGTTCCACCAGTAGTAAGATCCGTTGTCATTAAATAGGTATTCCTTGTTACGTTCAAGATCCATCAACAGATCCTGGTCTTTTATAAAGTTATCAATTACAATCATTCGAAGTCACAATCATGTTCAATTAATACTGGCATATCATCTACTGTTTTCCAAAGCATTATGCCCTGTTCTTTATTATAGATGTATACAAGATAGCGACGAATTCCGTGTTTAACAAAACATCTGTCGTCTAATATGATAGAATCAATTACTGACTCTCCTGCCTTCTGCCCTACATAGTAAGCCATGGCATCTTTCGGGTTTTGCCCGATAATGATTTTTCTAATAAGTTCCATTTCATTTAATTTAACCAGTAGTCAATTGAAGAGGAATCCCCTCTGTCACTTTCATCTTGTAAATAATTAGTGAAAGTATCTTCTACTGTATCTGTCATTAATTCATATTCCTCTATTGCGGCCATATGCATGCCGCACATAAACTCATACCTATCATTGGTATCAAGATCTTCGTCTCCGGGCATAAATGCACCAAAACAATACATAGATAGGAACTCTTCTTTACCGCCATAGGAATCCATAAGATCATCGATCTCGTCAAGTTTTAATCTTAACTGCTGGAAGAATTCTAATCTTTCTTGTTTTGTCATTATAACACTGCGTTATCACCCATGTACTCAACCTCAAGAGACGTTTGAACTCCAAACACGTTAACACCTAACCCATCGGCTTGACCTGTAAGTCTGACTGGATAACCTCCTAAACCATCCGAATACCAAAGAGCCTGGAGAGTAATTGTACTTATTTCACCTGCGTCTGCTGATGTTGTTATACTTCGAATAACCGAACCGCTAACTTCTATATTAAAGTCAGCACCCGCTGTTAGAATCACTTGGATTGTTCCTGTTATTCTAAACCATCCTTCGACCTCGTTGATCATAACAGAATCTCTTGGATCATTATATGTACTGATAAGCAAACCAGGCGAACTGCCTACACTATTGGTTAGTGTACCAAACCATACTGAACTGCCAGTTGCCGAAGTTGCACCAGTCGCCGAACTGTCCTCGTATATCTCTGCGTACGAAACAAGCGTGTTGGTCGCTGTGCTACTCATTTGTAAGGTTGCTCCTGCACGAGCATACATGATGCCTTGTGTTGCCGTACCAGCGGATATAGAATTACCTACTGCCGTTGCTAAATCCGATTGCTCAATGTATTTATAAGCACTTGTGCTTTCATCCCAGATCAGATACTTGTCATTAGTCGCTGGCTGAGTGATTTGACTTAGTAGCACTGGGTCTTTTAACTCAATAATGCTACCTGTTGCAGACAGTGGGGTATTTGCTGTGATCGATGCAGTACCAATTGGGCTGGTGCTGAGGTTACGCGTTACAACAATGCCACTACCATCGAGCATGAGGGCCGTAGTATTTGAAGTTGATGTAGACGGTGTCCCAGATATCTTTAATGATCCTGTTGTCTCTACTGTATCTGTAGATATCTTTAACGCTGTATCGTTGCCTGCTCCATCTTCAACGACTTGCTCAGTGGCTGATGCCTCTGAAGACTGAAGTTTCAGTAGTAGGTTAAATGTATCCTTTATTTTATTTCCGCTAAGTGATGCCATATGATTATGTTTGTAGTAGCAAAGATACTGATATGCCTAAAAGTAGGGTAGACCGAAAGAAAAGATTCCGTGAATTCTCTAAGATAAACAAAAAGTTTGTCAAAGAAAACTATTTAAAGAATCTTACATACCTATACAGAGACGCTAAGAACAATTATAGTCTAACCAGGCCTGAAGTAGATTTCATTTTGTTTGTTTATGATCTTGAATTCTGGACGATAAACTACGTTGCAACTAAAATGCAGAAGAGTGAAGCGCAAATGCGAAAGGATTTTATATGGACACTAAAGAGCAAAGGCTTTATATATAAGCACTTCGATAAACTAACACCCAGTCAGCACATAGAGGATCATATATTCAGAGAAGAGACTAAGTATAACTATGCAGTACGATACGCCTTAACGCAAAAAGGCCGGCTAATAGTAGCCCGCCTTTACCGCAAGATGGGTGGAGAGGAGGAGTTTAACCCTTAGCCTTGCGCGCGGCATCCATTGCTGGATTGCTTTTTCCTTTATCGTGTGTTACAATTCTAAATGGCGCCTCGGCTGAAGCACCTTTGTGTGGTTTATAGTCACCTTTCATCAAGAAGTGACGACCCCCTTCTGTCATCCAGTGGTAACCCTTTGGCGCTGAGACCTTTACAGATTTGGTGGTTTTCTTTAGTTTCATCGTCTGTATTTTTTTCTCATCTCATCAAACGCCTCACGGTTCTGAGAGATAAATTGTGCATCTTCCGGACCTCTTTGTTTTCTTACTTCACCCTTATTGGTGTTGTAAACATACTCTCCTGTCTGGCTGTTTAACTTTCTGCCGTATATCTTATACAAAGGGTCAACCATCTTCGGCTGAACAGGGTTTGGATTAAGAATGTTTTTAGTTTTTAGTTGGATCAATGCTTCAAATGGATTAGAACTGCGTTTTATCTGCATGTTCTTGATACCCATGTTAGGAGAATAGTTAGGGTCATAACCCTTTTTCATTGAAGTCTTCAATCGATTAGGATATGCTCCCCCTTCTTCTCCGGTTGCTAAACCTCTGTATGATCTATCTGTATCAAAATCATAGTACCCAGTGTCGGACCTACCTGTACGATCTCTACCGAATTTCTCTATTACTGCATTTTGAATATCTCCAAGTTCACCGTCTGGATCACTAACGTCTCCATCCCGTCCATCAAACAATTTGGAATCCGAAGTATAAGTACCTGAAGTGGTAGTAGTAGTAACGTCACCTGTTGCTAAGGGATCAGGAATGTAGTTTGAAACATAGTCAACAGAACGCCCGCCATGTTCAAATCTCTTCATAAACGGGAACGGTGGATCCTCTTCTTTTATTCTACCCTCTGGTAGTTTATCGACGTCAACACCGCGCACCTTTAGTTTAGGCTTCTTATCAGGCATCTTTACATCCTCACCAGAAGATCTGTAAATAAGTTTGCCGTCTTTCTTAGCATATGTTTTAGGGTCAAAGATCTCTCTGGTAACACTGGGGTTACTAAATCGACCGTGTCCTAAAGCACGGGATAAGGCTCTGTAAAACTCATCAGGTCCTGGCATCTATCTACGTCCGAAAGTGCTGAGTACTTTATTAGCATGGCGATTGATCTGCTCTTCAGTAGCGCCATCTTTACGCATCTGTCTTACCTCACGGTCAACTTCTTTTCGTAGTTTCAAGTATGCCTCTTCACCAGCACGCTCTCTTTCCTCTTCCTTTGTTGGCGCTTTGTAACCTGGTGGCTTTGGTGGTCCATACACTTTAGCCTTGGGCTTCTCTTGTGGTGGGTTCTGACCACCTACTCTATAGGTCTTTTTTTTCATTGTCGTGTTATTTCAAAAATGATATCGTCACTTACGTTGGATATTTTACTGAAGTCAAAGGTACAAAATTCAACTGCAAGTTCTGGGTCTATAGCCTTCACCAGAGTTGGTATCCATTTTATATCCTGGACATCCTCAATGATCATCTTACCTCCTGGCTTTACCTTACACAGATAGTTCTCTATACAATATACCTGAGACATTAAACTATGCGGACCGTCGTCAATGATGTAATCATACTTGTCATCATCAAAGCAATTAACAGCATCAGCAGTATAGCCATCCATCTCATAGAGTTTCGCACGAGGGTACTCTGTATCTCCTGACATCTCCTTGAAGTTAGAAATGGTTTCATCCCATATGTCCACACCCTCAATAACAGCATTGGTAAACCACTTGTGCCATAACATAACACTGCCCCCAGACATCACACCCAACTCAAGAATATTAGATACACCCTCCCTGTTTGTAAACTCTTTGCTGTAATAGTTTTGTATATAAGAATGATGACTCCCCTTATCGGTCAACATGGTCCCACGAGGATCCGGATGGATCAACTCTTCTCTGTATATCTTCTCTAACTCTGATTTTGCCATACACAAATATAGTATCTTTGATCGTATGGAACTACGTGTAATAAGAATGTACAGCCAAGACGACTTTACCATTGGAGCACTGTACTCAGAAAGCAAAGAAGGTAGAGAGTTTCTCTGTTTTACTCTTGAAGATGAACATAGAGATGAAAAGGTAATGGGCGAGACACGCATACCCGCCGGCACCTACCGCATCACACTACGAACAGTGGGAGGATTCCACAACAGATACAAAGACAAGTTTCCAATTATGCACAATGGTATGCTTTGGGTAAGAGACGTACCTGGGTTCGAATACATACTTATACATATTGGCAATACAGATGAACACACCGCAGGATGTTTACTGGTAGGACTATCAGCAGACATGAAAGGATTCGTTGGTAACAGCCAATTCGCATACCAGAGTATATACCCTAAGATATCAAACGAGTTACTCGATGGTAATGACGTATGGATCACATACGAAGACTTTGCATAATGGGTATTTATACTCTTGACATTCTCATTTTTTTACCCTAACTTCGTACCATCAGTATGAGGTTCTATTGAGCAAGAACTGTAAGTTTCTTTAGCATAGCGACAAGAAGAAACAGCAGTGGTTTGTGAGACACTTGATTCAGCGAGTGAGCAACCGTCACACAGATTCACTCCGTTGCAAAGGGGGCCTCTCTTTGCTCAAATTTTCCCAAAGAACAAACATTCATTACAGCGGTAATAGTTACCATCGTATCACGATCGGTGACGTTATTACTGCATCCCTATGAGCGCATAAATTCGCTGACAAAGAATCTTTAAAGCGATCAATCTCCAACGCGTTACAACCCGCAAAATCTATTGAGTCATGTTCAGGGCGGGGATTATATATATGTGTACACGTCCGCGCGCGAAAGCCGAAACCGATTCTCTGACCCCATGGGGGTCAACACGCGTGTGAATCCTGCAAGGATTTTGGGCTTTACTGCCCACCACCAGTGCCCTCCCTTCGGGAGGAGGAAGTTAGGGGAGGAGGCCACAGCCCAGCGATTCCTCAGCCCCCTTGTAAAGGGGGAGGGAACAATTACCCCCCGAAACACAAGCCCACCCCTACGGCAACGTGTGAACCCCTGAAAGGGGAGGCGCATTGCCCCGTGATTTTAAACGGCGGGCACATGTGTTGCTTCGTAGAAGCCGATTCTAAACCGATGTTACAACAACGACCTTGTTTCTGTCTATGGTGTGCATTATGCGCGCGCCATAGATTAACATTTCGTTAACACAAGATCTGGTCGACACCGCCGTAGATTTGCCCCGAACCAAAACGAAAACGAGATGGCTAAACACATCACATCAACACACGAAATGCTGAAAGCATTGGAAGACCGCTTCGGTCGGAATTGGGTTATTACCCTCTACGAGGACTTCCTCGAAACTGAAGCCTACGAATCCGTAGGATTTATCACGGCGTCACTCACTTCAGCGTACAGGTCACTTAGTGACCCTATGTGGAAGGGATTGGTTAGAGCACAATTTGAAATTAACAAGTAAACTACGTTTAAGATGAAAAAAGCAACACTAACAAAAATCAACAAGGCTAAAGCCTTACTCGAAATCGCTAACCATTATTCCAAAGGAATGGCTACACCGACAACGTATGACGGCGGCACTTGGCCGTACGAGGTAGATATCGAAGATATCACGATAGGAGGCAACAAGAACCAATATGTTTACATATTAGAGGCCAACAAAACGAGTTATTCCTACGGATTTGAGAAGCGTTATAACGTCAACAAAGTTGACTGTGATATCAACGGCTTACCAGCATTGAATCACCACTTGAGTGTTATATGCAAAGCATATAAGAAGGCTCTGTTGGCTAATTGGAAGGCACGTAATTACTACCCAACAAATGTAACCCTTTAAACTACGTTTAATATGGACAAAATTCAATTAGAGCGAATGAACCAGCGTAATCACGGCCAGCGTGTAAGCCTTGAGGCTTCAATGAAAGGCTGGAGCAATTACTACCCGACTATCAATGCCTTCGGCAAAGAGATGTATTTGTGGGACGTCTACGACGAAGAGGAGCACCCTATGTGGGATTCCTTCGGAACACCTGATGGAGCATTTGTGCATAAGGGAGGCCGTTATCACGGATTGTACCTTCCGTTGTTACACAACGATACGAGAAAATCACAAACCATATAATTTAACCAGCCCCCTTCGGGGGGCACAAACCCTTTTCATTTATGAAAACTTCAGTTAATACCTATGAATTCCACGATGCCCTAAAGGGCCACTTTTCTTACGAAGGCTTGAATGCCTTATTCGAATACTTCGAAGAACTCGAAGAAGATATGGGCTATGAAATAGACTTTGACCCCGTCGCTATCCGCTGTGAATACACGGAGTACGATAGCCTAAAGGCCGTGCAAGAAGACTACCCTCGTATTTATAGCATCGACCATTTACGGGAATATACCAACGTAGTTGTTATACCGAATCCTCATTGGGCTGACTTCCTAAAGGAATGCCCGATATTTTACGGGGAAGACTTTTGCAGTGCTGGTTTAATTGTTACACAATTTTAGTATGAACAAATTTAAAATAATAAATACACTCACTATGAATGAATTGACCAACGATGATATCAGAGATATCGCAATTAGAATTGTAGACGAGTTCGTTGCGAACGGACTTGTGAAGGACTGCACGGACACGAATGATGAAGATGAATTCGAATTTCAAGACATCATCTTTGATGTGCTAAAATCAAACCTATGAACGAATTAGATAGAATATCTAACGCTGTTAAGGTCTATGAAGGCCGTATACCCTCGAGCCATAATGTGTGGCT